CGAAATATAAGTCTCCCTTAAACAGGGACCAACTGGCTGCATCTTGACCTACAAATCGCGTCCAGGCTCCGGTCTGGGTATTCACGATGTACTGGTACGCCACCAGAGCAGAGATAGGAATATTGAACAGGGCATACGAGCCTTGGGGGTAGTGCAACGACTGCCAGCCGAAATTAGCGCCATACGTCCGAGCTGACGCAATAAAATCATTCTGGATGTTGTCCGATAGGGCTCTGCCCTGCGATCCCACTCTATCAATCGGGAGCATAACGCTAAGCCTTATAGCGCCGTCCTGTGTGGTCACAATGAGATCAGACCCGACCTTTTCGATACATCTCCGACCAATAGGTTTACCAATCGAAAACACACCAACGAGAGACCAATTCGCAGCAACTCCAGGATCATTCCCAGAGTACAGGATGCACTCACCCTCGCTTGTCACCGCGACGAAGATGTCGTCCGGTCCAGAGCCTCCGTCCCGAGTCCAAGACCCGCAAGCGACCAAATATCCGCCTTTTCGACACAAGCCGCCCAGTTCAAACGTGGCTACGCTTCCGGCAATCCCATTTACTGCCAGATAGCCAAAGGTCAAGCTGTCCTTAAAGACGAAAAACAGCCGAGACTGATGAGCAAGAACATGGATGATATTTGCCGCTGTCACGCCGGACAGTGTTGGAGTGACAAACGCGGACCCGTTGTAATATATGGGTGCGTCTGCTCCATTCACCATATATAGAAACGAGCCGCCGGAGGTCGTAAACATCGTTGTTTGCCAACGCGCATTGGTCTTGCTCGTAGCAATAGACGTGGAACCCCCTGCAGCAGTTGAGTCGTAGATAACCGACCCAGCCGCGCTGATAAGTTTGGAAGACGTCGGGCCAGCCCATTCTGCCACTGTCTCAACAGCTCCGGTTCCATTCCCGGTCGAGTGAGAGGCAAAGCCAGATCTCAGAGCAATATCGGTTAGATCTGGAAACATGTTGTCCAGGGTGATTGCGAAATCTGGACTCATATCAGACAGAGAGTCTTTGGCGTTCCAGCCAGAAGTCGGAGCGCCGATGCTGGTCGATGTCGAGACCCGGCCCTTTCGACTGTTATTAGCAAGTGGCTGCAGCATGTTATTATCCCATTCGCTAGCTAATAGGTGGTCTGACTCTTCTTATATCGCGGAGTCTTGAGAGCGTTTCTCATAGATTTGGGGTCTTTACCGCCGCGCTTCTTGGCCAAATAAGCGCCATAGGATCTCTCGGCCCCTGCCTTAGTATTGTGAACACCGCCTCCGAATGTCCAACCGTCTTTCACTTTTCGTATGGGCATCTTTAGCTCCTAGATCCTTCTGGAATATATATGCCGCTTCTGGTTCCAGCACCGTTCATGCTCAGAACTTTCTTGCCTCCAACACGGGACGTCAGGTTGGCCAACTTCTGCTCGTAAAGGCGGAAGTCTTCCGAGTAATCAAGGCCGTTTTTCTTCTTAAACCGCCAGACGACGCCGAGTTCCATCAGGTTCTCGCTCATCAATCCGGTGTCCGTATCAGCCAGCCAAGCTGATTGATCCGTGCCACCGGCGCTCTCGCAGAAATTCAAAGTCTGATATTCAAAAACCCACGTCTGCCCCGCCACTGGGGCGGGATAAGCGAAAAGTTGTCCAGCTCGGATGCGAAACTGGGAATACGGCCCGGTCGTTGTACGGGCAACCAATAGCTGCCATTCGGAGGGCGAAAGCGGCCCTAGCACAGGCTGTGTCAGCGTCCTATTCCAGAATGTCTGATTGATGATGTAAGAGAAGCCTGGGGCTATCGTAGTCATGACCCCCTGCAACTGTGCCGCTAACGTTGTATGCGTGGCTTCAGCCTGTGTCTGAGGCCACGAGAAGCGCTCTAGAACCTCCTGACCCTCCGTCTGAGCCAGGGCCAACAGCGTCCTGGTATTTGTGTCGGTCGACGACACAACTGTAGCCGATCTATTCAGACCGATAGTGTCCTGAGCTCCATTTATCATCGTCAACAAGGTCATGGCTATGCAGCTTTCTTTGGACGCCCAGGCCGCCGGGGTGCCGGTGCCTCTTCTGACGTCTCGGATCGTGAGAGCATCTTTTCAATGTGAGAATTCTGTTTATTGATGGTGTCCCGAAGTGACGCCATCTCGACCTTGAGTGCGGCCACTTCCTCGCTCGCCTTATTGGTGCCAGCGCTCAGGAGATAAGCCGCCGCCTTGTCCTTCAACGCAACGCCGCCCATGCCAAGTTTTCTAAGCGTGTCCGCATTGCATTCAGCCAGATTTTCTACAGTCCTCACAGAGATACCCTGACACATTTTGAGCTGAGCCGGTGTAACACCGGGCCAATTCTTTAGGTCAATGCCGTTCACAGGTAAATCGCGACCATCCTTCCAAGCGTCATAAGCCGAAATGGCAAATGGTGATGGCGGTTTTCGACCTGGGATTCCGAATTTCCATTCCTTAAGTAGTTCATCATTAACGAATTTATCCAGAACAAGATTTCCGCCCGGCATCGTCAAGATGGCCATCTCGACATCCCGAAACACGGGATGCCCCGACTCAATGGAAGCAGCGCGGTCCTCTTCGGCTCGAAGCTCGAAATCAATGTGAAATCCATGCTTTTCTTCAGGAAGCATCTCAACCATGATGGGGCGTTCCTTTCCTAAAAATGAAGGGGGCCGACCGTTTAAGCCAGCCCCCGTTCAAATTAAGCCGAAGATCCGTCATCCATAAAGGGACTCTGAATTTCAAATTCAGCCAGTCCCGTAGATGGCGTGTCTAGAGCCGACGCCCCGAGTGCTAATTTCACTCTGTCGCCAGCAACAACGGCATCATCAATGCTGCCTGCCGTAGCAGTCGCATAGACTAAGCCGTTGTCTGCATAGCTAGCGAGAGCCTTGCCCACCCCTTTGCCGTAGATCTGATACCAGCCATAGGAGCTGGCAACATTAATCGACATAGAGATGGCTACAGGTCCGATAGCATTTGCAGCCAGGAGCGCAGTCGTATTGTCATCTTGATTAAAAGTGACCCAAGATCCCAACACCGTAGAGGCAACGCCCGCCAGATAAATAAACTGTCCAGCGCCGTAGGCCGTGCTGGCTACATCGTTCGCCTGAACGATAGTGCCCAACACCTGGAGCTGAGTAGTTGACGTATCGGCGATGCTTTGCGTACCGGCGATTGGGTTCATGATGTGGTAGTCAGACATAATTTTTTCCTCTCAATTATGCGGTTAAAGGAAGACCCTTTGCCGGTTAAGCCTTCATTACGCCTTGCAGCGAACGATTGGAGACAGTCATATTGCCCTGCCAAATAATCGGCAAGACCTGGCTATCCTGATTCACCGACCACTTTTCATGCACTTCCGTCCAGTTCGCATCTCGATGAGCACACAGACCGATATAGTCGGTGTTCAGGAAATACGCATGCTGGTCAGGCATGCCAGCAGCAACCGAGTCATAGACAGCATCAGCGCCCTTGTACTTCAAGGAAGTTGATCCGGCCTTTACGTCGGTTGTGTTGGTGTAGCGCTTCAGGCTCGTCTGACTGTTGTCAAAGAACGTGAAGTAGGTGTCGTCCATTACGATCAAATCAGGCATATCGTTATTACGAGTCAACGCAAGCCACAGCGGGAGCATAAGGCTCTCGATTGTAGTTGCGCTTGGCGTAATACCAGCACCGCCCTGCAAAGGAGCGGCAGCCGACTGGAGGATATTCTTCCAGAACGTATAAGTTGCTGAGTTGATCCCGCCGACAGTGCCCGTTCCAGCATCGGAAACCAAAGCCTGGAGTCCGTTGATCTGGGAAGTAGCGGTGCCGTCAGAGTACATATCAACAGAAAAGTTATTTCCTGCCGTCTTCATAGCGTTCTTCAGCTTATTTTTCACCAGCTTGATGACGCCTTCTTTGCCGCTGTTCTGGCGAATTTCTAGGCCAGACGCCACGACATTGATGGCGACCTGTTTCCAGGGGAAGTTTGCAGCCGTGAAAACTTCACTCTGGGAAATATCCAGAGTGTCAAAGCCGCTATAGCGCTGGTAGGTTCCGTTTTCATTGTAGTCCAGCGGAACCTGGATTTCCCAACCGCCAGAGACGAGATCAACTCGGCCCTTTTCGGTCAGACGCTGATGTAGAGCGGTATGGTTGGTCACGTTATCGGCGAGATACTTATCCTTGAAGTGCCGATAAGTAATTGCCGATATTTCGGTAAACGAGCTATTCGGGGAA